CTCAATAGAAAAATCTAGTTCATCATGTACTTGTATATGTGCCAGTATTCCTTCTTTGTGTAGTTCTACCATTGCCTTCTTAGTCATGTCTGCAGCAGAACCTTGAATTAATTTATTCAAAGCTTTGTATGTAAATGCTCTACGTGTTGGATTCTTATGCCAATAGTTTTTCTTCTTTTGTTTTTTCTGATCTAAAATAAATTCTCCATCATCGTCTTTTAACCACTCACCCATGTTCTGCAGTTCTATCATACGCTCTTCATCCTCTGCTGGTACAAACGTACCCCAGTCTTTACCTGATAAAATAGGTTCATACTTAGGAAACCTACAACGTCTGCCTAATAAAGTTTTAACTTGTCCTTTTACTTCAGCTGCTTTCATAGTTTTATTCATCAGCTGTTTTACAAAAGGTACTTTACCGTGATACTTCGTAAACAATTCATCTGCACTTTCTTTATTGACTCCAAGTTCAGCTTGCAGTTTTGCTTTACCCATACCGTAAAACAATCCAAGATTAATTGTCTTAGCTTCTGATCTTGGTATGTCTGCCATTTCTGCAACTATCTTATGAAAGTCTGTTGATGGATCTGTGTCGTATGAATCTGCAATTGTATTAACAGATGGTAATTCAAATTTTAATGCATAATGTGCAACTAACCTTGGTTCCTGTTGCGAGTAATCAAAACATCCCCACGTGCAATTTTCTTCAGGTATAAATAGTGATCGTATCATTGGACCTGTAACTGGATCTCTTGCAGGAATCTGCTGCAAGTTTGGATTTGCATAACTAAATCTACCTGTAACTGTACCACCATCATCAGATCTTATTTGATTTATATCTGCATGAATTCTTTCACAATGTTGATGATCAATGATTGTATCAATAAATGTAGTTCTAACCTTGTTTATCTTACGAGCTTCTGCTATCATCTTTACTACAGGATGTTTATGATTTGTAATAAAGTTTTTAGTGAAAGAAGGTGCTTTTGTTTTTGCAGTTAATTCATATTCTAAATTTAAACTGTCGAAGACTTTGGCAATACTTGCTGCTGCCCATATTTGAACTTCTTGGTTACTTTCTTTTTTTATTGAGTGGAGTAACATGTCTTCTTGTAATGCTAACTCTCGCTTCAATTCATGAGCTTTTTGAACGTCTACTTTCACGCCAAGAAATCTCATATCAACCAAACAAGGAAACAACTCAGTCTCAAGATTAAAAATATCTTGTAGCTTTTGTTCTTCAATTATTTTTTTAAACAGCTGCCATAATTCTAATGTAAGGTGTGCATCTTTTTCAGCATACTCTCCGACTTCCATTGCAGGTAACTGCCACATATCTGCTTTAGGATCTAATCCTCTTGATTTTGCTGCCTCAACTAATCTTGCTTCGTTCTTACCTTGTTTTAAATAATGCCAAGACAAAGTATTCAACGTGTACGAGTATCTATTTTCATCAATTAAAGATGCTGCAATCATAGTATCTATTATCAAACCATTGATTTTTATACCTAATTTTTTAATCCAACATACGTCGTACATTGCATTGTGGAATATTTTTGTAGCAGGTGATTCACAAATTGCAGTAAACCAATCAAGAACTTGTTGACGTGGTAGGTTTGGTCCTTCTCCGTGTGCAATAGGATAATAGCCACACCAGCCTTCTACTGCAACTGCAATACCTACAACTTCACCTACACCTATAATAGACCCTGATCCCAGTTTCTTTAAGTTTGGATCTCTAGTCTCTAAGTCAATTGCTATCTCTTTGTATTTGGTTAGGTCAGGAAATTCCTTTGGCACTAACCATTCTGTTTGTGGCATAATCATATTAGTATAAACTCCATATATATCTTTCAAATTTTAAAAGATACGCAAATGTTAAAATTGATAAAGGTACTATGTCGTACATAAACATTTTCATTTCTCTATTACCTCAAACTTTCCATCTCTCCAAACAATAGCTCTGCCAGTTCCTTTGATAACATTGTACTGCCATGCCATTGCTTCTATTGTTTTTGCCTTTTTTAGTTCCTTACCGTATCTAAAATTTTTTGATAAAGATTCTAACTTCTCAGCTGCTGCAATTGGTAGACTTACTTGTCTCCAAAAATATTTTTTATAATGTTTTTCTTTTACCATTTAAATATTTTGTGTCTTTCATCTTCTTTATTTCTAAATCACAATAATGTTTTATTTTTTCCAGGTCTTCTATACCACCTTTAAACGGATAACGCATTACATATTTTATAACGTTTCCTTGAAAAAACGTAAGTTCATTTTTAGAAATAAACTCGTACGGTTGAATGTGATAGTGTTGATAATGATTCCCGCCTATCTGCTTATCTTGTGGAAAGGCATCATTAAATATATCTTTGTTCGTCATATTTTATATCCTCTGTTATATATTTTAGCTTTTAGTTTATATAAGTTATTTTTTGCACGAGTGACACCTACGTACCAGACTCTATGCTCTTCATCTTCTTTGTCTTGACTTCGTTTGATTGCTTTTAATATTTTATCTCCCATGTCTAAACAAAGAATTACGTTATCTTGCTCGCCACCTTTAATTGCATGTATAGTAGATGTCCATATACGAGCTGGTTTTTCTAAATCTTCTCCTGCTTCCAGCAGTCCTAATAAATAATCTTTTTCTTCTTGCTCTACATTTTGAAAAGCTTCATACCAATCTTTCTTTAAATTTAATTCTTCTGTGCCTGTAAATTCTTTTATAGATTTTATTTCTTTTTCTTCTACTTCTACATTTTGCTGCAAAAGTTCATAGTTTTTTATTGATTTAAATAAACCAACCCTGATGCTTTTTCCTCGATTACTTTCAAAATATAAATTTTTCTTTTTTAAATTTTCTTCTATTCTTAATAACCTAGATACAGTTCTAGTAAGTATCAACCATTTACCTTTGGATAAATCTACTTGATCTAAATTTGCAATCTCTTCACAAATACCATCATGATTTCTTGGGTAATATTTTTTCTCTTTTCTACTTCCAATAATATTTTCTACACATGCCTCTGATTGTTCTTGAATAGATCTAGCAATTCTTTTTGAATATTTTAAAACTTTTTCTTTTGCTGGTTCTTCAATAAATCTTTTTACATCAGCCCCAGCCCATGCAAAGATAGCCTGGTCATCATCACCTGCTAGATAAATATCTTTAGCTTTTGTTTTTAAAACATCATACAGTTTCCATTGCAGCGGAGATAAGTCTTGAGCTTCATCTATAAATACTACATCGAACTCTGGAATTTTATGTTTCTCCTCTATCAATCTTTCTATCATGTCATTAAAATCAATTAATTTCTTTTTATCTTTAAACACTTCATAATTATCTTTTATGTGTTGCAGTATAGGCCAGTCCACTTCTTTTGTATTATGCTCTCCTCTATCAAATTCTTCTCTTACATCTACACATCTATTGATTGCTCGGTGAATTAATTGAAAATATGGATTATCACAAGTCAAGAAATGTGATTCTTCTTTGTTGTACCTGTCATAATATTTTACTTTGACATTTAATTTTTTACCAAATCTTTCATAGTGGTATGGCTGCATTACATCTTCTTCATTTAATTGTAAGATGTTAAATGCAAATGAATGAAGTGTCTGAAAGTAAATTAATTTTTTATCCTCTGCTGGCATTCTTTTCTTTGCCTCTCCTGCAGCTTTTTTAGTAAATGCAAAGTAACCTATCTTATGTAGTGGTGTACCTATTCTAACGTAAGCTCTTGCTCGACTAATTAATTTGTGAGTCTTACCTGTACCTGGAGGACCATAGAATTTATATATCATTAGACGATATCCTCTTCGTCCTCAAACTCTACGATTTCTTGTACATCCTTTCTTTCTTCAAATAAATATAGTGGTATTCTTAATACCTTGACTGGAGAAAAATAATTATTGTCCTTATCTTTTCCAGGAAATCTTTTTGCTTTATTAAACAAAGCTTTCTTTTCTTGATCCTCACTTTCAAACAATTGTCTAATCATGTAAGAAGTTCTTTGTGGATCTGTCTTCCATTCTTTTGTTTTCAAATCAGAATAAAATTCATCGTATACAAACCACGCATATTTCTCATCAATCAATGGTTTACCACTCTCAAAAGATTTGTTTGTAGTTGCTTTTGGTCCATAAATATATTTCTCTAAATGCTTTAGTAGTATATCTTTTGGACTAGTTCCTTCTGCAGGTTCTATTATTTCAACTTTTTCTTTGTCAAATAAAGCTTCCATTACAGTAACAAATTCATTTCCTTTAATATTTGGTGGAACTAAGAAAGCTTGTTCCATCAATAGTGCACGTAATGCTTTTTGACTTTCTAGTTTATAAATATCTTTTGCGTGTATCTGTGCAGTCTCTCCATCTTTTCTTTCTACAGTAAACTTCCATTCTGGTGTTGGCTGGTAATTTATTTTTTGCAGTGCAAACATTCTAGGCCATGTTTCTTTGTTGTCAGATAGCACACCATATTTTCTTTTTAAACAAACTGATTTAATGCAGTTAGGTTTAAGTAGTTCTCCATTACACTGATAACCTTTTGTTTCTTTATCCCAACTTTTAATTTTAGATTTAACTAAATCATCTGTCCATTTAGAATCAAACTTAAAATAATTTCTTGCAGCCTCTACAATTTTATCTTTCCAATTGTCAGGATATTTTTTCTTAGCAAACACCATGTAATTATATAGAAATCTATCTCTGTTATCTGTCATGATTTCTTTTGTCAGTATACCTAAACATGGAGGACCATCTACAAACTCTTCTCCACTACCTTTTAATTCATCCTGTACAATTTTTTCTTGTATGTCTTTTAATTGTTTTTTACTTACTGCATTTAGTTCAACACATTTTAAAAACATATCTAAGGACATTTCAGTTCCATCAGGAGATAATGCTCTTCTATTATCTGCGTTGTATGA